CACAAAAGAAATTTTGAAGTCGGTTGAGGAAACCGTCAGCAAGGGTTTCAACGACTTCATGGAGCAAAAGCTCATCCCCACGATGGAGGAAGTATCCATCAAAAACGCCCGCAAGGTTGTCGAGCAGATGACGCTCGATAAGTACCTCTTTGGCTATGACCGCACTGGCCTCTCGGAAGAGGTTAAGAAGGATTTCGCCGCGCAGGTGATTTCCGCGTTCAAGGGCCATGAATCGAAGGCAGTTCGCGTTACAAAAGCGAACGAAGCTTTGATTGAGGAACAGGACAACCGCGGCGGCTACTTGGTCCAACCGGAAGTTGCGGCAGCGATCCTTCGTATCGCCGCTTCGGTCGGAACGATCATGAAGCAATGTCAGAAGTGGCAGATGAAGACCGATGAATTGGGCATCCCCAATTTCACCGGCACCTTCCTCACCGGTTCTTACATCGGCGTTGATCTCCCCGGCGTGGTAACCGGACTTACGTTCGGCCAGGCCGTTTTGATCGCTCGCAAGTGGCAGCTCGCCTTCACCGTTGGCAACGACCTCTTGGCCGATGCTTCGGTTCAGTTGGGCGATTGGCTCTTGGCGATGGCAGGTGAGGCGCTCGCGAACATGATTGACCAGCAGGGATTCATCGGGCAGTCTTCGACCGCTCCGGGTCCTTTCGTTGGCATCTTGAACGCCGCGAACGTCAACACCTACACGATGAAAGCTAGCAACAGCCAGACGACCTATACGTCGTTCAATCCGGTAACGGATGCTGGCAACGTTGTTGCGACGCTTGAGGAATCAATCTTGGATGGGGCGGGTTGGTACATGCACCGCACCGTCTGGGCAGGAATCCGCACCGCGCTCGCGTCGACCTCCGGCTTGCCGTTCTTGTTCTTGAGCGGCGCCCGCGACGAGTTGGCGCATGATGCGCTCGGCGGTCCGATCAAGCCAGCAGGCGAGATGGCCGGCTTCCCGGTCTTCACGAACCGATGGCTTCCGGCGACGACCGTTGTTACGCAGACAAACACCTCATTCATGATCTTCGGAAATATGAAGGCGTGTGCGTTCGGCGACAAGGGCGATATCCGCGTCGGCAACTTCCAGTCCGGTTCGTTTGGTGGCAAGGAAATTGCCCTCACCGACCAGTCTGGCATCGTCTACAAGCATCGCCACGGTTTCGTGGTCGTGCTTCCCAAGGCTTTCACTGTCGTTTATACGGCAGCTTCGTAAGCTCTTTCCGGTCCGGCTTGCAGTTATTCCTGATTGCAGGCCGGAACGGATTCATAAACCGCCCGTCGAACTATTGCGGAAATCCGCGAGGTTCGTCCCTTCCGATTAAAGTCGAGGGAAGGCAGGGGCCAACAAATTATCACCATGCGTTTTAGTGCATATGATGACGTCCATAACGTCACGAGCATCGTCCCGCAGAGCGTGAGCGGTTCAAGCGCCGTGGATGGCGTTTCGGTCGATACCTCGGGGTACGACAACGCGAAGCTCCACGTCTACGCGGTACTGGCGTCGGGAACTCCCTCAGCCGCATCGCTCGTCGTTACGCTCCAAGAGTCGGCAGACGGTTCGACGAACTGGAGCAACGCCCTCGATAACACGGGCACGGTTATCGGCTTCACGCTGAACACCCACAGTGCAGACGGAGTGAACGCGGCACGCATCGAAGGCCTCAACCTTAACCGGAAGCGGTATCTTCGTGCGGTCATCACGCCGACCTTCACAGGCGGCTCGTCACCGGCCAGTGTTTCCTACGCCGAAATAATCTTCGGTGGCGCTGCTGGACAACTTCCAGTCACGACGACCGTTTCAAATACTTAGTATTTGAACTTTCGCCAGCAGGTCTTCTTTACCGGAGGCCTGTGGCGAGGGTATTCCCCTCCGCAACAATGGCAGAAAAACTATCTCCCTACGCCTTAACTTCTTTGCAGCGCGTCAAAGATCGGCTGAATCTTAACAACATTCAAAACGACGCCGTTCTTACGCGCGTGATTAACGCCTCAACCGACCTCATTGAGCGGGCGTGCGGCAAGAGCGGAATAGAGCGATACCCGAACGACGGACACTTCGTTCAGAAGAAATATACGAACGAGGTGTACAGCGTGCGGGGCACCCGCCAGGAGACCCTTCTGCTCCGCAACGCCCCCGTTACCTATCTCATCGTTACGGGCGATCTGACCACTAATTCCCCTGTCGTCGCGAACGTTACTCCATCCATTGGCATTGTCGCCGGAATGCCTCTCTACGCCATCCAGGGCCTCTTTCCGCAGGGAACGACCGTCCTCTCGGTATCCGGCTCCAGTGTGACCATGAGCCAGCCAGCGAGCGTTACGCAGACCGGAGCGGTGTTCGAAATCAGCGGCCTCATTTCGTTCCAGTGGCGGGCGGGGACTCCAAGCAACCCGAGCTGGACTGCCTTCATCACCGACCAATTCGAATTGGAGCAGCAGGGCTACTCCGGTATTGTGCGCGTGTACGGGGCGATGCCGCGGATCTATTCGAACATGCTCCGCGCGACCTATGTTGCAGGCTTCCCCGTCAAATGGGAAAACGCCGGCGACGGGGTCTCGCATCAGTTGCCGACAGACCTTTCGAATACCTGCGAAAACATAGCCGTCCGTATTTTCAAACGCCTTCCCTTGGACGGCAAGGCAAGCGAGTCAATGTCAGGCGCAACGACCTCATGGCGAAACGACCTCGACCAGATGGATAAGGACACCATCAACCGCTATACCCGATTCACCACTTTCTAATGGCAACATTCCAAGTACAAATCCCCAATCTTCCGGCACTCCAAGAAGCGTTTGCGGAGTATCCGGCCATCTCCCAGCCCATCATTCAAAATGCCATCGTCGCGGCGCAGGCCATCTTAGCGAAGTTCACCACCGGCGCTACCGTCCCCATCCGCACCGGTTATCTCGTCCAAAATTGGGGATTCGAAATAGGCAATATGTTCGCCCGTTGGTTCCCGAAAGCCAACTACGCTCCTTTTGTGGAGTTTGGCACCGCCCCGCACCTTATCAGACCCGTAAACAAGCGCGTCCTTGCGAACGTGGCGACGGGCCAGGTGTTCGGCACTCTTGTTCACCACCCCGGCACGAAAGCGAATCCTTTTCTTGAAAGAATCATTGCCGCTTCCCAGCCCGACATCGAAACGCTTTTCATCCAAGCGCTCGAAAAGATAAACGCACAAATCGTTTCACAATCTAATGCATAGCTTCGCTCAGAATATGAAAAATGCGATCGTGAACGACCTCCAGGCCCTGGTTACGGCCGGTACCTTGGGTTCCTATTCAGTCGACGACTTCACGAAGCTGAATCCACTCGAGCGGACGTGGGGCGCGTTCCCTTCGGCCATCATCATTCCTCCGACCGTCAGCGCTTCAGAACCCGCCGACACCGCCACGAACATTCGCGAATACACCTGGTACGTGGGAGTGGTAACCACCCCTGAAAATCTGCCAAAAACCGACCCGACCTACCTTGAAGGGCTGATGGATGCCGTGCTTCAGGTCTTCGATAACGACGTTACCTTGCAAGGCATGGCCGTAGGCGGCGTCCTACCGGCCATTCTTGACCCTCCGGGGCCTGTGAGTAGCGCGAGCGTGACATATGTCGTGTTCGCGGTTAGTCTTAAGGCAAAAGCACTTGTACCCAGTTCCGTTCAGCAATAAACCTAATTATCAACAACGTGGATATACCCACTGCAACCAACAAAATGATTGACAGCTCGGAAGCCCAAAACAAAGTGGCTGATACGCCGACGAGTGTGCGTGCCGTCTCCCAGCTCATCAACGAGTACTTCTTCCCCGGTGGCGGGGTGTGGAAGCCCATGACCATCAAAGCTCCGAACCGCGAACAGGCGGAGGAGATTCATAAAGACACCCGCGAGCCGCTTATACCGGCAGAAGAAAAGGTCGGTGAATCAACCAATAACGAATAACCATGTCACAGAAAGGAATTGGAAGACTCGTCCAATACGGGTATGCAAAGGAAGCCACGCGTGGGACAGCCATCAGTGCTGCAACGGCCTGGTCGCCGTGGGATGACCTCGATTTTGACGAGAAAGCCGACAACGTCTCTGCCGACCAGGCGGTAGGCGTGATTGAAAACTCAATCGGAGAATACCGGGTTAAGAACTTTGCGGACGGCAGTTTCAAAATGCCGCTCACCGATCTCAGTTCACCGCTGCTTTTTCTCTCCATGTTCGGGGCGCAAGCGGTTGCAACGCACGCTGGAGAAACCGTAGTCTATGACCACACCTTTACCGTAGGGGAGACAGCCCAGCATCAATCGCTCACGATGTTCGTGCATGATCCGCTTGGCGGGACTGATTTCAGCCATGCGAACGGCGTCATTCACAAAATGACCCTCGACGCGCAGCTCAAGAAGTTTGTTCAGCTCTCCATGTCCGTGCGAGCGCAGAAAGGCGTTTCGCAATCGGCTTTCAGCCCCTCGATTGTCGCGGAAAACCGCTTCATCCCGCAGTACATGACGTTCAAGTACGCGACGACGGCATCGGGATTGTCCGGCGCGACTGCGATAGCGTTGAAGAACATCAAACTTGATATCGACGCGGACATTGAAGACCAGGAAGTGTTGGGCAGCGTTGCCCCAGCAGACTTCTTGAACAAAGAGTTCAAAGTGAGCGGTACCTTGGAGGCGATCTATCAGAATCTGACGGATTTCAAAAACATCTTCCTCGCCACGCCGAACGTCGGCCAGGCGATGCTTATCGACTTGAAGAACACCGATGTAACGATCGGCTCCGCAGCGAATCCCGAACTCGCCATCACCTTGAACCAGGTTTTCTTCAAGGACCTCGGCATCAAGAAGAGTTTGAAAGACGTCGTGTACCAGACGTTGAAGTTTTCGGCCACGTATAAATTGGCCGACACGCAGATGATAAAAGCCGTCATCACGAACACCCAGAGTGGTACGTACTAATCAAGGTCGAAACTCATAATCCTCATCACATGTCTGAAATCAAGACTAAGAGCATTACGACCCCATCGGGTGTCGTGATCGAACTGAAGGATCAGCTCACCGGCGGAGACTTTCTCGACGCGAGCGATTCTCCCACTGAGCTTTCTAAGGTGCAGTTGAGCAAGCGCATCATGGACGTTGTCGTCATTTCGGTGAACGGCGCAACCACGGACATTCCGAACGCCCTCCGCGCCCTTCCGTTTGCCGACTACGCCTTCGTAAGCAAGGAAGTCGCGAAGCTCATCAATCCGGATTTTACGGAGGCGAAGACTCAGGCGTAGACGTTCTCTGGCACGAGTTCTTCGCCATCGGCAGAGCGCAGCTCCCCGCCCAGATGAAAGCGGCAATCTTATGCCGCGAAATGAAATGGAGTTGGGAAGTCTATTGCAGCCAGCCGCAGTGGTTCATTACCATGCTTCTCTCGATGCTCCAGAACGAGGCGGAGCAAGCCGAACGCAGAAATAAATGACCTTGCCAGAGCGTTCGTTAGGGTGCATAGTTAGCGGGTTGAAAGGTCGAAAACCAAATTGAAGATTCCATGCAAACATTCGCCATTCTATTCGTGTTCGCGTTCTGCCCTCTTGCGCTATTCGCATTCATAATCGGCGGCGCCATCTACCGCGCCAAACAGCACAAGAAGGTCTGGGACGCGGCGGACAAATATCTAAAATCCTAACGCCATCATGGAGTCCGAGCTTGAAATCCTCGTAACAGCCGTCGATGAAGCATCGGCAACGATGGCTGAAATTGCGGACTCCGTCAGTGGGATGGCCGAGGATGTGGCGGCGGGAACCGATGCCGCCGGAGCCAGCTTTGCCGAGTTCGGGCTTCAGGTAAACGAAACCACAGGTGAGATTGAAGACGCCCTGCTTACTCAGCAGGAGCGTTTTGACATGGCTGCCGCAGTCGTCGCGCAAGATTCAGAAGAGATGCAGCAGCTCATGATCGACACGGGAATCAGCGCCCAAGAGGCGGCAGCAGTGATTGCCGAAGCCGATGCCGACATTGCCGCATCGTCCGAGGAAGCCGCTACAAGCTCCGCCGGAGCGTATGCAGGGCTTGCCGCGATCGCTGGGATAGCCTTTCTTGGCATCAAAAGCGCCATCAGCGACGCCGTATCTTCCGCAAAAGATTGGGACGAAACCTCAGCCCAGATTGTCCAAATACTCAAGGACACCGGCTCGGCAATTCCCCTTTCCCAGGTTCAGGCGTACGCACAACAGCTCCAAGCGACAACCCTCTTTTCACAACAGGACGTGCTTTCCTCCGAGGCGCTCATTTTGAGCCACGCGCAGTTGCAGGGTTCATACCAAAACGTCACGTTCATGGCCGCAGATCTGGCGACCAAGATGGGAACGGACCTTCCGAACGCGACGCGGATGCTCACGAACGCCCTCACCGACCCAGTGGCAGGATTGAACCAGCTCATCCGCCAGGGCAACATCGACTTCCCGGCCGCCACCGTCACCATCATCGAGAATATGGCGAAAGTGGGCGATAACGCCGGAGCCGACGCGCTCATTTTGAAAACGCTCCAAGATTCCATCGGCGGGGTAGCAAGCGCCGCGGCGGGCGCGCCCGGCGCAGCGCTTACTCAGCTCAGCAATCAAATGACGGCTTTAGGAACGGTCATCGGGAATGACCTTTTGCCGCTTCTTGATGCTATCGCGAAAGACCTTGAGCCGATCATCCAAGACATCACCGCGTGGGCCGAAGCGCATCCAAAACTCACGGACGCCATTATCATTGGTGCCATAGCCCTTGCTGCGCTCTTGCTCGTGATAGGTCTCGTTGGCGTTGCGATCATCACCGTTACCCCTGTCATCGAAGTGGTTGGCGTTGTTATCGCCGCCATTGCCTCTCCGATTGGCCTCGTGGTCATTGCTATCGTCGCGCTCGCGGCGGCGATCTATTTCAACTGGAACCTTATCAAAACGGATACGGAGACAATTTGGACCGACATCAGCAACTTCATCGGTACTATCTGGACCACCATCCAGAACACCGTGAAGGCGGGAGTGGACTACGTTATCTCCGCCATCAACGCCTTCATTAACGCGCTCGACGCCATCCACATTTCCATACCGTCAATCTCAATTCCCGGAACGAAACTCGCCACGCCCTCCGTCAATTTAGGCTTCAGCATTCCTGATATTCCAATGCTCGCGGAAGGGGGATTTGTAACGCAACCGACCTTGGCCCTTATCGGCGAAGCCGGGCCAGAAGCCGTGATCCCACTTTCAGGCATGGGCGGGGGAGCAGGCGGGCAGCAAATCGTTATCAATATCAATGGCGGTGTTTTTCCGGCGGACGGCTCGACCATGAAGCAGATTGGCGACCTTCTTGCGAAAAGCATCCTCCGCGGCCTTAAAGTAACCGGCTATGCACTCTGATGAACCCGGTAGTCGTCACCTGCAATTCGTCTGACATCTCAAACTCCGTCGACTGGAAGTCGATTGACGCAGTCGCGCAGATGACAAAGGACGTGGGGACGTTCAAAGTTTCAGTCCGCCAGAACGCAGCGAACCCCACTTCCGTCACGGTCCCAGTAATCGGCGATACCCTCAGCCTTTACGATTCAACCGGCCTCATCTGGGCTGGCACCGTCACGGAAACCGAAGCGATCATCTCCGGGTTGATGATTACGTGGCAAATTACCGCAACCGACTGGGGATACCTTTTGAACGGAATCCTTATCAGAGATAACTATTCCCAGCTCGACCCGCACGACATCGTCCTCGACATCATCGCCCAAGCCGACCCTCTTGGAGCCAAAGGCTTCACGACGAACCACGTCCAGAAGGGCAACTTCCTCATCCCTTCTATCAAGTTCAACTACCAGCAGCCTTCAAAAGCACTACAATCTCTTGCCAACCTCATCGGCTGGGATTGGTACATCGATCCGAATAAGGACGTTCATTTCTTTTTGGGCGATGTTGACGACGGCGTGGGCGAAGGGGGTATTGCTCCGATCTTCGTGAATACGACCGGCGGGTATAACGGCGCAGACATCGAGTGGAACTCGCTAGACGTGGACGTGAATATCACGAACATGCAGAACAGCGTCTTTGTCATCGGCGGGACGTACCCCAAAACCTTCACAGCCATCACAACGCCCGACACCTTCCTTACTGACGGCATCCGCCAGTTCTTCAGCGTTTCGTATCCTTATTACTCTCCGACCGCCGTTTCCTTTGAAGCCGTTCCCATAACGGTTACTCTGGCCGGCACGCCCCAGACCGTTGGCATCGCGAACCAGGATGACCCGGCCAGCTTCCAGGTCATGTATAACTCCGCGCAACGCTGGGTTCAGTTCACCGCTGGTGCGCCTGGCAGCGGGCAGACCGTCAAAGTGTTCGGCACGGCCAAAGTTCCCATCATCGCCCACGCTTCCGACGCTTCAAGCATTGCCACCTACGGTGAGTACCAAGGGGTTATCACCGATACGAAGATTTTGAGCGTTCCTGAAGCCCAGCAGCGCGCACTAGCCCAGATCCTCCAGTTCGGCCATCCGGTGTATGACGTGAAGTTCAAAACCTTGATACCCGGTTGCAAGATAGGGCAAGCCATCAATTTTGACCTTACCGCGTTCGGCCTTACGGATACTCTCATCATCAAGCGAATTGAAGTCACGGGCTTTGTGCCGGGCGCGAACGGAATGCTTGAGTATCAGATCGAGGCAATCGGTTCTGATGTCGTTACTTTCACCGATTTGATGCAGAGCATCTTGCAGCAGGAAAGTAATCAGACAACCGTGGACGATTCGACGGTTACCGAAAATTGGGAAGGCGCGGAGGAGGAGGCAATCGTCACGGAAACTCTCCAAACGCCCGTTACAACTTCCATGCCTTACGAGTTAGGTGTTGCGGCCTCCAATCAATTCCGCCTCGGCTTCGCACGGCTCTCCTGATATGCACATAGGCCTTTTTCGCATAGCACCCTACAATTAATCCAAACCCCCATGAACATTGAACAGGACGGTGTAAGAATCACCGGTACAGTAACGGTTCGCTCGCATCCCGCAGGCACGATTGACGCGTACCACGCGCTCATCGCGCAAGGGCACCTGATCGAAGCTCAAAATCTTATCAAGGCCGGGGATGTGAAAGTCCAGCAGAAAAACATGATTGTCTGGTCGCTCAATTGCGGTTTCGACATTCTGGTCCAGTATCTCTTGAGCGCATACAATGGCAGTCTAGCCATCCCGCTCGGGATTGCTTGGGGGGAAATTGGCACCGGCAACACGGCGCCGATGAATACCGACATCGCCCTCACGACTCCAACCAACCGCGCGCCCGTCAGCTACGCCGCCGACAGCCAATACAACGAAGCGCAGCTCCAGTTCTTCTTCACGGACGGCACTTTGGCCAACACCACCTACTACGAGTTCGGTTCCTTCGTTGGCGGCTCATCGAGCCTCGGTTCGGGCAACATGTTCAACCACGCGCTATTCTCATCCCCATATGTGAAGACCGCTGGCGTCGATACGACCCTTGAGATCGACTTCGGATTTGCAAATTCATGAAATCAGTTCGTCTCCCGAGTGGCAGCACGTACTTCGCGCATGAACATAACGCGCTGCGTTCCGATGCGGCTGGTGCTGCGTTTCTCCATGTCCATCAGCAACTCGGTGCATTGGCGCTCGGGACGACGCCAACAAACAACCAGACTGTTACGCTCGATATCAACGGAACGAATGTCGTGCTTACCGCCGTTACGAGCATTGGAGCTACCGCAGGGAATGTTCTGATTGGAGGTTCAGCAGCAGCCTTTGTCGCGAATGTCATCACGCTGCTTCAAAATCCGACCGTTACGACAGCGACGGGCGTCGCGCTCTCCTCCGCGAATGCAATTCTCGTCCAGTATCTCGGCTGGGCGCTGCCATCCGGCGGAACGACCATCACGCCGTTTTCGCTCAATACTTCGACCTACTCTCCCCTCACTTCTTTCAGCGCTTCGACGACCGTCACAAGCGGCACATGGACCGCCCAAACGATGAAACTCTATGTCCAGCCGGGCACGTATTACGTCGGCACGACTCGCATCCTTTTCTTAGGTGGCAGTACGCCTACCATCACCGCGCCCTCGTCCCATCCCCGCATCGATCTTGTAACTGCCGATTCGAGCGGAACTATTGCGCTCGTAACGGGGACGGAAAACGCTTCTCCCGTTGCTCCGAGCTATCCCGTCAACAAGGTTGTAATCGCGGAGATTTATAACGTTGTCGGCGAAACCGCACTGTACGACAACGACAACCAGCAAAGCGGGCAGGGCTACGTACTGAATGACGTCCGGAGTTTTCTCACGGATGCCGGTTACATATCGAGCGCCAGCCAGATCGCGGCAGGCATCGTCATATTCGATCCCGGCAGCGACGCACAGGGTGATGTTTTGTACTACAACGGCGCCGGCGTGTGGGCGCGGCTTCCGGCTGGCACAAGCGGCGGGATACTAACGACGAATGGCGCAGGTGCAAATCCTTCATGGGGAGCAGCCGGCTTCAATGCGGCTAAGACAGGTGTCGCCGCGATGAATCAATCATCCGGCACGCAGACCATCGCCCACGGCCTCGGCAAGGTGCCTGCGCTCGTGAAGTTCACCGCATCCTACGGAACGACATCGCAGATTCAATTTACGGCAGGAGCGTATGATGGCACGAACTCATCGTGCATGTATTCAAACTCCAGCACGAACGTCGGACACTCAACCGCATTCAGCATCTATAACTTTGGCGGCTCGGGTGGTAATTTTATCACTGGCGTCGTAACGGTCGATGCAACGAACATCACTATCGTATGGTCGCAAACGGGCGGAGGCGGCACCGGGTCGTGGATGGTGTGGGAAGCATTCGGCTAACATGTTTCCACAATAAAGCAAGCACAACCGATGTCCGAAGAACGCACCACCGCCCGCGAGATAGCACAGGACAAGATGAATAACGAACAACATTCACAGCCATGAACGAATATCTCACACCGCAGAATCTCTTCGACGGCGCGATGCTCGCCATCATTGTCGTTGCGGCGATAGCGACGTGGCAAAATTCGAAGTCGGCGCAAAAGAGCACCGAAGACCAAGACGCCCTAGCGGCCATCCAGCTGAAGGACGCGACGTTGGCGGAGTTCAAGAACGAGATAATCCGCCTGAATACCATCGTCACTAAGCAGGGGCAGGACATTGCCGAACTGAAGGTATTGCTCAAGACCAAAGACGAGGCCATCGAGAAGTATCTGGAGATCGTCAAGAACTACAACCCACACTTGGAGCAGTTCATGAAAGATACCAGCGAATCAATAAAGATAATCGAACGCTTCATCGAGACCTGGCTAAGGGCACAGTCGACGAACGTTATCGTGAACAACTGACCAGCGGGACACTAATCCCCTCTTCAGGGTGTCTCCTTTTCGGTTCGTACCACTCCCCCACCACAAAAAAGCGACGAAAACAGGGACATCCACGGTAGGGGAGGGGAGTGGTTGTGCACTGGACAAATCCGCCGTATCACTCACAATTAACAGCAAATGGACTACACCCGGCTTGGTGCAATAGAGCGGCCAAAAGATGAGAGAGATGTTCTTCTCGGGTCCGTTCAGGCCCCCATCTCCCTTCCGGCCGAGTTCCTTCCGGACAACACTTGGCTCCAAAGAAACTACCAAGGCGAGACCGCGTTCTGCGGCGAACACGCGGCTTCCCATTTCCTCGCCATCCTGAAACGCAACTTGAACGCGCAGGTAGCCCAGCGCTTCACGCCGCGCTATGGAGTCATAAAACTCAAGACTCCCTCATCTCCGGTGTACGACGGTTTCCCAGTTGACGCCGGCACGACGATGACGGCCATCTTCAAGTGGCTCCAGAAAATCGGAGGAGATGATTTTGCGCCGCTCGAAAACGATGTTACTCTAGCGACCGCAACGTACTGCGATCCGACCGCCGCAACTCCGGCGATGGATACGGACGCGGGCCAAAATCAAATCCAGAGTTACGCCTTCGGCAACACTGACTTCGAATCTCTCTGCCAGTACATTTATCAAAACGGTGCCGTCCTTCTGCTCATAAAATGCGATGACGGATTCTGGGGTACGACGACTCCTACGTTCACCACGCCGAAGTACGGCCACTTCATCGTTGCCGACGGCTACACGGCAGACGCGCTTCGCGTGATTGATTCGGCCGATCCCAACAACGCCTTCGGCGTGAAGATGATTGGCAAGCAGTACGTAACTTCAGAGTTCTTCTTCGAATCCGGCACCGCCGTTGACCTTCCTCCGAGCATCCAGCAGATAGCCACGCATCCCACTCTTTCCCAGCCGGAAAAGAACACGCTCATCCAGCAGATTCTCAGCGATATCGAACAAGCCGTTGGCCTCGTTTCGAAAGAGATGGGCCAATGGTAAAAGGTCGTTATCACAAAAACAATGAACAACATTAATTTCTCGTTCTTCAAGTCGGGGGTATTTTGGAGCAACGCCGTCACGGTGCTGTACCTTTTCTTTGGTGCTGTCCTGAACGCTTATCCGAGCGTTACATGGATCAATTCCGTTGTCATCGCTTTGAACTTCATCCTGACGCAATACTTCCACAAGTCAGCGGTCTTGGGCGCCGCTTCCTCCTCCGCCGCACTCGGCAAACCAGTTTCGGGCCAGTAACGCATCCATGCGGAAACCCAGAAGGCAACACGAAAGACTTAAAAAGGTCGAAACCAAACATCACAAGCACATGACTTCAGAACAAATTGTGGCAGCAGCGCAGGCGCTCGCCACGGTAACGGAAGACCAGTTCGAGACAACCCTCGCAACCTTCGTTACTAATCTTCAAGCATTCATCGCCGCGACACCGGCACCGGCAGCCGATCCAATCGTTACCCTCGTCGGAACGACTCAATCAGGCGCAACGGTTACTTTCGTACCTCAAACAGCGTAAGCGTTTTCGCAAGGGAAGCGACGCTTTCGACCCGTCGCTTTCCGTGCGAGCACACTGCTCGATTTCCGAACTTTGAAAACCGAATAGGAGAACTATGGATTCTACGCTCATCTCGTATGAGGGGAAGCTCGATCGCCAACAGCTCGCGCTTGTACCCACGCCGCTTGGCACCGACACACACAAACCCGTGCCTCACCACGAAGTCGTGAACGCCCTCGTCGAAACTCTCGGGTTTCGCCATATCGGCGTCCACTCCGAAGAATATGCCGTATCGAAAGATGGCATGAAGATGTTCGGGCTCATGGAGCTCGAAACAACGTTCCATGGTTGCCGGTTCGCAATCGGCATCCGCAACTCGCATGACAAGTCCATGCGCCTCGCGATGACCGTCGGCTACCGAGTTTTCGTATGCCAAAACATGGCGTTCCAAGGGGACTTCGAACCCGTGCTCGCCAAGCATTCGAAACACTTCTCGCTTCAGAACGCATTGTCCGTTGGCGTTGACCAGATGCAGCGCAACTTCGATCCGATGGTGAAAGCCGTCGATCGCTGGCGCGAATCGCAACTGACCGACGTTTCGGCCAAACTCCTCATCTACCAGGCATTCATCGAATCGGACCTCGAAGTTCCGAAACACCTGGCCCGGCCCGTCCACGACCTCTATTTCAACCCGCAGGTTGAAGAGTTCCAGTCACGCACGATTTGGAGTTTGTCGAACGCCTTTACATCCGCGTTCAAAACTCTCGACCCGATACCTCAATTCAAGGCGACGGCCAAGCTCGCCGGATTCTTGGAAGCCCGCTCATGAAATTCAGCCGACATCAGAAAAGGGAAAAACCATGCGCAATTCGCAGAAGACCAACTATTGTCCGCACTGCCATCGGGCAGTCCCCACGGGTGTCGCCTACTGCACCAACCTTGGATGTGGAAAGCTACTATCCGCCCCTGTACGAACTTTCGCTCGGAAACGCTTTGTTACGATTGCTCTCAATCCTCGAAGCAATCCGACGCACCTAGAACTGTTTCGGCAGTCTCTCGATAGGTTCAAACAATGAACAAGCTCATCGCCTTACTCGCGCTTCTCATCCCGCTGCCCGTACTCGCGGAACACGAGTGCAAAGCTGCACAGGTCCGTTGGTTCGACGCCGCGCTCCACTCACGACCGCATGACCCCGATCTCAATAACTTTCTCTCGCTGCTCGTTCCCCAAGTATCCTTCGGGTGCGTGACGGTGCAGAACAAAGTCGTCCTCGTCGTTTACAACTTCTCGGAAGGTGAACCTGATACCTTTCTCGCCATACCCGCCGCGTGGGTGACCGAAATCAATTGGCTCAAAGAAGATGAAGCCAAAGAGGAGAAGCATGACGTGCCCAAAGTGCAAAGCGGCAATCCTGCCAAACGATGAAACCATCAACGGCTTCCACGACCCCTGCTATCAGCAATGGCTGTTCGAACTCTACCGAGAACTGAACGGCACATCCGTCAAAGTCGCTACTGCGACAGGAAGTAGGTGATCCATTTCTTCCCCCACCGTGCATCACGGTATGATGCAACTCGCCAGATGTCCGACCACGTTGGATACGGACACGGCTCGCCCGCGCTTAACACACGCGGGCTCTCTTTTTCTGTTAAGCTCCCTCTGTGAGCGGATCTAAAACATTGTGGCTTGTCCTTTTATTCGCTTCGATTGCCGGCATCGTTCTCGTCCTCTCGTACAAGAGCAAGCCGGATTTCCCTATCCGATTCGAGGCCACCACATTGTGCGCGGGCGAGGAAGACAAAGACATCGACAATTCGAATAAACTTATCCGCGACTTCACCGTTCCGCTTACCGAAGGATGTTTCGGCCCGATCGTCCATATCCCACAGGCATGGCACCAGTTCTATTTCCGGCCGGTCGGCGATTCCAAACAGTTCTGGGATGCTATCTGGATCGTGGGCGACCGGAAGGGGCAAGGACCGTTTTTTGCGAACGACAGCTCTCAATTCAAGTTCCAGCAAGCCCGTTTTCAAGGCCACGGCACGCTCCATTTCTATACGAACGACCCCGTCGCCGCGCCCTCGCGCGGATCGGTGCCGCAACCCTTCCAGCCGACGCTACCGAAGCTCACCAAGGTAGACATTCGGGAAGACGACCCCCACTATTGCGACAAGTCCAATGCGATCAAAGAAACCGGCGGCATGACCGGCATTACATCACCAGTCTTTCTCTTCTCGGACACCGGCACGGATAACACGATAACCTGGGCGAGCGGTTTTCAGGGAACCGTGGCAGTCTGTTTCGTCGTTGATGAGCGCGGCAGTCCCGCCGATATCTATTTCATTCAGACTCCGCCGCAACATATCGCCATGAACATCGTGCAAGAGATTCGTGGCTGGCACTTCAAAGCTGGGATGCAGCATAACCACCCTGTCCGCATCCAAGAAATGCGCAATTTCATCTTCCGGTAGCTGGGGATAACTTATTGCGGATTTCCGCCAAGACGGTATCGTTATCTGGGGCTTCCGATTCGCACAACAATTTAATACCCTTCGCTTGACGAAGATCATCCAATTTTCCCTTTTCTAGCGCAGGAACCCTCCAGGAAGCCCCTTCCTGCTCTCTGTTCGTTTCGCGCAGACCCCGCAAAGTAGTCCTAGGGTATCAAAAGCGGGCTTTGCGCCAAGCGAATACCAAACCAGTCGTAAACTCAAGTCAGCAACACAACTTCATTGGATCATCGACTGAAAGCACAAGGTCAAAGACGGTGTTGGAAGTGCAAACAAATTAAGCCTCTGGACACCGCTAATTTCTATTCTTCGGTAAGAGGCGGTTTTCAAAGTGCGTGTCGACCCTGCAACATTCTGATTTATAAGGCAAAGAGAGAGGCAGATGGTCATGTCTACGCGGGAGCTTATG